TCTTGTTGTTGATAAATTAATATCTGATGACTTACTAAATGAATGGCGTAGAGGCATACCTGGACGAAAACAAGCTTCACCATTTGCTATTGCTGCTTATGAAGCGTGGAAAGATGGGCGAGAAGCTCCAGTTAATGGAATTGATTTAAAGAATTGGCCTGGAGTTACCCCAGCGCAATTAAAAATGTGCCAAGGTTGCAATATTCGCACTGTAGAAGATTTGGCAACGGCAAACGCGGACGCAATACGCAAAATGGGCATGGGCGGTGTTGCTTTAAAAGATAAAGCTATATCTTATTTAAAATCTGCGGGCGTAAATAAAAATAGTGAAGAAGTAAGTGCATTAAAAGTTGAAATGGAATCTTTACGTGAAGCTGTTACAAAAAGAGATTTGCAAATTGAGAAGTTGATGGAACAGTTGACTGAGCCAGAAGATGAACCAAGACGCAAGAGAAAAGCAGCGTAATGGAAACACATTTTTTTGAACGCGATGGCATTAATTATATATCTATTACAATAGATGCATCTACTGCCATTGATTTAATTGCAACGGAAGAACATAAACTTAAATACAATAAGCAATGGATAGAGTACAATGCAGTTGTAAGGGCGCATAACTCTGACGGCACATTTAAAGCAGACGATCCTACAACGCCAGAAAATGAAGCGTTTGTTAAAGTTAGAAAAAAACCCGCTAAGAAAAAGGCGAAATAGTTATGACTTTGTTGACAATGGTGAATGGCGCTCAAGACACAATTGGCCTAACGCGGTCAACGGTTGTTGTTGCATCATCAGACGGTAACACACGAACATTGTTGGCTCTGGCCCAAACGGAAGGGCGGGAGTTGCTTGAGCGTTTTTCTTGGCCTCAAACGCAAGCAGAAGCTACACACACAACATTGGCGGCTGAATTGCAAGGCGTGATGACTACCATTGCATCTGGCTTTGGTTACATTATTAATCAGACGTTCTGGAATCGAACATTAACGCAACCTGTAACAGGCCCATTATCGCCACAAGAATGGCAGCTTCAGAAAGCCCGCGTGACGACAGGCCCATACTCTAGCTATAGGATACAAGCTGGAAAGCTTTTTGCGTACCCAGCACCACCTGTGGGCAATACATGGGTGTTTGAATACCAGACTATAAACTTCTGTGAATCTAGTGGTGGAACGGATCAATCTGCATGGGCGGCTGATACTGACGTTGGGTTGCTAGACGAAAACCTAATGCAAATGGGTTTGGTTTGGCGATTTAAGAAGAAGAACGGCTTGGATTACTCAGAAGATTTCCGCATTTATGAGCAGAAACTTGCTAATGAAACTGCAAGAGTTGGCGGCAAAAAAGTATTGGATATGGCTGGCGGCAATCAATCTAATACAGGAATTTATGTGCCTGAAGGTTCTTGGAGTTAATTAAATGGCTGAACGCCCTCAAATGACAACAGCATTAAACGGAGGGTATGCAAATCAATTTGCAAATATGCTTAAACAACCTGTAAAGCAATCATGGTTGCCAACAAGGGCAATTCACGGTGGTCTTGGTCTTTTAGACGCTTACAACCAATGGGAAGCTCCAGATCCTACCACGTTAGATGGTGCGCTTGAATACGGTTCTATGCCAGCTAAAGCTGTTGTTGGATTAGGCAAAGGGATGGCAGACGCATTAAAAGGAGCAATGGACAACCCGCAAGATACTGAAAAAGTATTCGACCTTGCTTCAATGGTTGCAGGGGGCGGTGTTGGTGCTTCTAAGATTCTTGGTGACGTTCCCGCTGGTTCTATTGGCATGTTTGCAGGGCGTATGGCTAAAACCGCAGATCAAAATAAATTGAAACAAGCTGAAAAAATGATTGCTGACGGGAAAAACCGTGATGAAGTCTGGAAAGAAACTGGTTGGTATAAAGATGTAGACGGGCAAATGAAATTTGAAATTGACGATAGTAAAGTTGATTTCGATAACGAATCTTACAAAAGATTTAGAAGAATGAGGGAAGGGTCTGAAGTGCCTCTTTCTACTACGTTCCCCCATAAAGAAATTGCTAAAGCATACCCAACTGGAGCGAGATTCCCAACTGGAGTAGGAGATCCGTGGGAAGGTATTGGGTTTGATGATGCTGTATTAATAAGAGGGGTAAGCCAAGAAGGTGGCGGCTCTGCTTCCCCAGGTGGATTTGATTATGTTAATTTAAACACAGGATACGAAGGGCCAAAATTAGACCGTCCAGGTATGAGAAGCACCATGCTTCACGAAATTCAACATTTAGTTCAAGGCAAAGAAGGGTTTGGGATTGGTGGAAATTTGGACAAACGATTCGTCCCTGCTATGCCTAAATCAGTTAAAAACAAATTAGCTAAATTAGAAAAAAAATATAAATCGTTAGAAGGTGGTTCCCCCGAACGCATTAAAGTAGTTAATGAACATAGAGCACTTAATGATCAATACACGTTATTTGGTAATTACCAAAGATTAGCTGGCGAAGCGGAAGCGCGAAACGTGCAAACCCGAAAAGATATGACACCTTCACAACGAAAAAAAACAACGCCTTGGTCTACTTTAGACGTTCCAGAAGACGAATTAATTGTCAGGGGCGAAAATAAACGCTTTGGTAAATCAATGGTTAACGCTCTACAAGGCAAAGACAGGAACCCGTAATGCTCCAGCCACTAGCAGATAACTCAAGAAAGTCACCAGTATCAAATTCGTCAAGCACCCCTGCTCCTGTCAGGGGATGGAACGCTAAAGATTCGCTTGCTGACATGGAAGAAGATTGGGCTATCACGCTGGAAAATATGTTTCCTAATTTGACAGATGTTGAGCTAAGAGGTGGCTATACCTCACATTCAACGGGCAACGGATCGGGTGCGGTTGAAACTTTAGTTGAATATTCTGGCCCATCAACGAAGAAGCTATTAGCTTGCGCTGGCGGTGTAATATATGACGCATCTGCAACTGGTGGATCAACGTCTATTGCTACGGGCAAATCAAATAACCGTTGGCAGACTGTTATGTTTGGGACGGCTGGCGGTAATTTTCTTTACATGGTCAACGGTGAAGATGCGCCTATTTATTACAACGGATCTGCATTTACTACACCAACATTAAGCGGTGTAACTGCGGCAAGTATAGTTGATGTAATTGCTCACCAACGTAGATTATTCTTTGCTTTTAACGATAGCTTAATTGTTGGTTATTTAGCTGTAAATGGTATTGCGGGTTCTGTTTCAACTTTTGATCTTGGCGGGTTATGCAAGAAAGGCGGCAAGATCCAAGCCCTTGCAAGCTGGACAAGAGATGGTGGCTCTGGCCCTGATGACATATTTGTTGCCATTACTTCTGAAGGCGAAGTTATATTGTATTCGGGCAATGACCCTGGGACTGCGGCCTCTTGGCTTTTGGTTGGTGCATCGTTCAGCATTGGCAAGCCCATCGGTCGCAGATGCGTCGAGGTTGTCGGTACTGAAGTTATGGTTACAACTCAGGACGGTGCGATTCCGTTATCGACTATGTTGCCTATCGATAGAGTTGGCGCGGCTGGTAAAGCGTTGTCTGACAACATACAAAACGCTTTTATTGCTTCAGCTAGAAGCTACGGAACCGTGTTTGGCTGGCAATCAATTCATTACCCACAGGGATCTTACGCGTTGTTTAATGTGCCAATTAGTTCCGCTGTATCTCAACAATACGTTGTGAACACACAGACAGGATCATGGTGCAAGTTTACAGGGCAAGATGCGGCTTGCTGGTCGTTGTTTAACGGCAATCTATACTTTGGTGCTACAACAGGCGGTGTGGTCTACAAGGCCGACACAGGCACATCTGACAACGGTGCAAATATAGAATTTACCATTAAGCCAGCGTTTAATTATTTTGGTCGCAGAGGCGTGAATAAATTATATAATCTTTGCAGACCACATTTTACATCAAATGGCGCACCAGGCGTTGCAATTGATTTGAACATTGATTTCTCTGACGTTACGCCAACAAGTATACCATCAGCAACGTCATTGAATGCTGCGTTGTGGGATACGTCTAAATGGGATCAAGCTAATTGGGCAAACGAGATAGATATTGCCGATTGGTTGACGGTTTACGGGATTGGTGATTGTGCAACACCAACAATTCGTGGTGCGGAAAATGCTTTATCTATTAAGTTTTCTGCATACGATATGATTTGGCAAGTTGGAAACGCATTATAATGCCTACTATGCAAGAGACATTAAAAAAGAATATTGTGCCTATTAAAGAAACTATGCAGTCTAAAGCATATAAAAAATATCCAATATTACAAAAGTATGGAATAGAAATTGGACATGGTAAGCCGTCAAGTTTAACGGATCAGAGGAAAATAGAATTTTATCACCCTACTGAAGATAGAAATCCAAGACCTGGTAAGCCTTTTGTTGAGATAATAAGCGAAGATTTAAAAAATCCAATAGACACGGCATATACTGATGCTTTGCATTATTTGCATGAAGTTGACCCGAAAATGAAAGAACACAGGGAATGGTTAAGAAATAACAGGTCACCACAACAGATAATAAATTCAAAAAATCGTTACGAATCCTATACAAATCCTGTTTCAGAACATTATAATTCTAATAACCCTGAAACACGATCTTATGAAGATTGGTTTGAAATTAGTGATTTAGACCAATTATTAGGCGGCTACACCTCTGGCGCTTGGCCTAAAGAGGGTTATACACCAGAACAGATTGAACGACTTGATAGCATGGTAAATTATTCTAAAAATAATGAAATGACAAAAACTTTAATGCCAAAAAGAAAGTTTTTTTAATGGTTAACATGCGGCAAGCGTTAGGCGTTGATGATTTTAACCAAATGTCCAATTATACAGGGCAATTGCAGAATCAACGTCGAGCTGTTGGTCAGAAGCAATATGGATTAGGCGGCAAAGTATTAAACATGGCAGCGGCACTTGGCGATGCATACAATCAATATCAACCGCCAGAAACTGCATTAGGCATGATGGCGTTGCCAGCTAAAGCTGTTTATGGTTTGGGCAATATGATCGTTCAAGATGTGGGCGATAAAACCAAAAGCATTATGGGAACTGATAGAAGCAACCCAGCCGCAATGGATCAAGCTGCAACGGATGCGCTTGGTTTGGCGGCTGATACAATGGCGGGCGGTGGTGTTGTTAGCAGAATGACAGATATGCCAAAGGGGGCTATATTGGGCGCAAACGTATTCCAAGGTGGCCCACACAAATACGGGCCAGAGGGCGCGGCTGAAAGCCTCAAGCACATGAGCAAGGGCGAAGGCGTACAGGCTTATGGGTATGGGCGTTATGATGCTGAAAGCAAAGACGTAGCACAGGATTATAAAAACACTCTTGGGAATAAAGTAAAACAAGAAGTTGTAACGCCAGAAGGCCGAAAAGATGCTATAGATTTTGCAGTTGAAACACTAACAAAAGGCATTTCAGGTGACAAATTAAAAAGCGCAGAACAAACAATCCGCGCTATTTATGGCAGTATGAATGTGACCCAAATAAAAGATGCTATGACTAAAAGCGTTATTCCAACAGCGCGAGGGCAAAGAGGGCTTGAAAAAGACAAATGGGCCGATTTTTCTTTTGACGAAACGACAGAAGCATACCTCTACAAACACGATCTACCCGACGACGACATAGCGCGGTATCTGGATTATGATGCGCCTTTGAGTGAGCAGCCTGAGAGTGTGCAAGGATTATGGCAAGATATAATTGACAACCCAGGCAGCGCTGTAGGTTTTGTTGCCGATAATAATAAATGGCCTATTTCTGGTCAAAATTTTTATAACGCTCTTGCTGCAAAGTTAGGTTCCCAACAAGCCGCCTCAGAAGCCCTAGCCAAAGCTGGCATCCCAGGTCTGAAATACTATGACGGGATGAGTCGAAATAAACCAACAAAAGACATTAAAAAATCTTTTCAAGACGAATTACCTGACGATGCAGGATTTGATGAAATTGACGATTTGCTTGGAACGGGTCATTTTTCACCTGACAGCGAAGAAATATTGCAAGCATTAAAAGGCGATGATTGGTTTGGATTTGATTATCCATCACAAGCAATAAGTGCAGCACTTGGTAAAAATATTAACAATTGGGAGCCTAGTGCTAGATTGACTCAAGCAATAGCTAAAGCCAAAGATGGTGGAACCCGTAACTTTGTCACATGGGATCAAGACGTATTAAACCGCATGAAGTTGTTAGAGCGGAATGGTGAATCAATGGTTGATGCTTTAAGTGGAGTAAATAACAAATGATTGAAGCTATTATAATTGGAATAGCAACAGGCATATGGCGATATTACGATGGCTCAGACAAACGATGGAAAAGCAGCAATCTTTATGCGTTGGCCTTGGTTGTTGCGTCTTGCCTGGTTGCTTATGGGCCTTGGGTACTTGACCCTGTGCGGTTGGGGGTTGTTTCAGTTGCTGGTTTGGTTGTGGCTCGATTGATGACGGCAGGGATGCCAGGCTTTACAAATTACTGGAAAAACCCACACGGGCGCGGCATGGTTTTAAGTTACGCAATGCCCACGGCTGTTTTTGCTTTAGCATATAGTTTCTTTGTTGCTGACCCTTTTTGGTTAATTCCGTTTGGTGTCTCTGGGACTATTTTAACTTTGACATACGTTGAATTATCTAAACTTGAAGAAAAGCGTAAATTACCGTTTTTCCATGCTGAGAAATGGGGACGTTTGTCATATGGGTTTATTATGGCTGGCCTGTGTCTGATCTAGATGACGCAACTTATCTTTGATCGTGACGAAGAACTAGCAACTTGGGCCGAAACTCAATACCCAGATTGCGCTCCATTAGCAAGACCATTAACATCGATTGGCATTGCATCCAGTGAAGGTGAAATTATAGGGGTTGCGATTTATCACAATTTTCGTCATAATGACGTTGAAGTAACCTTTATTACTGCGACCCAGCGATGGGCCACGCTTGGCAATGTTAGAGCATTATTGCACTATCCATTTATCCAACTGGGCGTAAAAAGAATGACAGCAATTACTAGCAAATCAAACAAGAAGGCAAGAAAGCTCCTTAGTGGGCTTGGTTTTTTGTTGGAAGGCACACACCCATACGCTGCAAAAGGTAAAACTGCTTGCACTTATGGGTTATATTCAGACAACGCAAAGAGGTGGCTAAATGGGTAAATCTTCCCCCCGCGCACCAGCGGCTCCTGATCCATACGCAACAGCGGCAGCGCAAGGTGCTATGAACAAAGAAACAGCGGAAACACAGGCCCGTTTAAACCGTGTTGACGAATATACGCCTTATGGTTCTTCTGTGTACACCAAAACAGACGGTGGAGACGGTTCATCTGATTACACGAGAACCACAACTTTAGACCCTGCCCAGCAAGCTATTGTTGATCAACAAACTGGAATATCGGGTCAACTTAACGAATTAGCTGGAGATCAAATTACAAGAGTTGAAGGCAGCTTGTCAGATCCATATTCGTATGAAGGTATGCCTGACGCACCTGTTGCTGATGCAGCGGCTAGACAACAAACTATTGACGCGATGTATAACCAATATGAATCACGCCTTAACCCACAATTCT